TGGTGTGGGTGCCTGCTACACGGTGGGCAGAAGAGGTTATAGAGGAGATTGCTGGATTTCCGTTTATGAGCCATGATGACTTAGTTGACTCGACAGTCATGGCACTGATGAGATTTAGGCAGGGTGGCTTTATACGACTACCGACAGATGAGCCTGAAGAACAACGGTATTTCAAAAGGCGCGGAAGCGGCTACTACTAGAGATTTATTATGGCTATTGAAAAAGGTTTGTATGCTGCCCCCGAAGGCATTGAGACAGAAGCTGTAGAAGAAAGTGCGCTTGAGATTGAGATTGTAGACCCTGAGATGGTCACTATGAGCGACGGCAGTGTAGAGATCACACTGATCCCCGATGCAGACGTAGGTGATACAGTTCCCTTTGATGCAAACCTAGCCGAAGTATTAGAAGACGACGCGCTAAGTAAGTTATCTAGTGACCTCATGGGGGCGGTAGATGCAGACATAGCCAGTCGCAAAGATTGGGCCGATACATTCGTCAAAGGTCTTGATGTATTGGGGTTCAAGTACGAAGAGCGCAATCAGCCGTGGGAAGGCGCGTGTGGTGTGTACTCTACAGTTCTTGCTGAAGCGGCCATACGGTTCCAAGCAGAAACAATGTCTGAGACGTTTCCTGCCGCTGGCCCTGTAAAGGTGAAGATTCTTGGAGAAGAAACCAAGGATAAAGAAGACGCCGCTCAGCGCGTAAAAGCCGATATGAACTATGAACTCACTGAGCGCATGGTGGAGTACAGGCCCGAACACGAACGCCTGTTATACAGCCTTGGCTTAGCTGGTAGTGCATTTAAGAAAGTTTACTACGACACGAACATTGGCAGGCAGGTGGCTATGTACATCCCTGCTGAAGATGTAATCGTGCCTTACGGTGCGTCAAACGTAGAAAGCGCAGAACGTGTTACACACATCATGCGTAAGACCAAGAACGACCTCAAGAAACTTCAAGCCTCTGGGTTCTACAAAGACCTTGATCTTGGTGAGCCGCAGCCATACCACACAGACATAGAAGAGCGTAAGGCTGAAGAAGGTGGCTACTCTATAACTGATGATAATAGATACGCGGTCTATGAGATTCATGCGGACATCGTTATAGAAGGTGTTGATGACTCTGATGAAGAGATCGCTAAGCCTTATGTCGTGACAATAGAGCGCGGCACGGGTGAAGTATTAGCGGTACGCCGAAACTGGAACCCTGATGACTCGTTGATGCTGAAGCGCCAGCACTTCGTACATTATGTATATGTGCCGGGATTTGGGTTCTACGGTCTAGGTCTTATACACATAATAGGGGGGTACGCTAAGGCGGGTACTTCCATCATACGGCAGCTTGTAGACGCTGGCACGCTGTCTAATTTGCCCGGAGGTCTCAAGTCTCGTGGGTTGCGTATCAAGGGCGATGACGTACCGATAGAGCCGGGAGAGTTTAAGGACGTGGATGTGCCGTCAGGTAGCATCCGTGACAACATCATGCCGCTCCCCTACAAGGAGCCTAGCCAGACCCTACTTGCTTTATTGAATCAGATTACGCAGGAAGGTCGTAGGCTGGGTGCTATCAGTGACATGAACATTTCGGACATGTCAGCAAACGCCCCTGTGGGAACTACTCTGGCGCTCCTAGAGCGTACCTTGAAGCCAATGGCAGCGGTACAGGCGCGTGTTCACTACGCCATGAAGCAAGAGTTTAAGATGCTCAAGCTGATAATGTCGGAGTACGCCCCCGCAGAATATGCGTATGAGCCGATACGTGGCGAGGTAACTGCCCGCCAGATGGATTACATGATGGTGGACGTGATCCCCGTCAGCGATCCGAACAGCTCTACAATGGCCCAGCGCGTTGTGCAGTACCAAGCGGTATTGCAGATGGCTCAGTCAGCGCCCCAGATCTATGACTTACCGCAGCTACATCGACAGATGATAGAGGTGTTGGGAGTCAAGAACGCTGATAAATTAGTACCAACAGAGGACGATGCTACGCCGACAGATCCTGTGAGCGAAAACATGAACGCATTGATGGGCAAACCAATGAAGGCGTTTATTTACCAAGACCACGAGGCGCATATCGCCGCCCACCAGTCGTTTATGCAAGACCCTATGGTACGGCAGCTCATTGGCCAGAACCCGCAAGCTCAGCCAATTATGGCGGCATTACAGGCGCATATTGCCGAGCACACTGCATTCTTGTACCGCAAGCAGATAGAGGAAAAGCTAGGTGCCAAACTACCCGCACCGAACGAAGCACTGCCGGAAGAGATAGAAGTTCAGTTGTCGCAACTTATGGCAGACGCAGGGCAGCAGCTAACACAACAGCACCAGCAGCAAGCCGCACAACAACAGGCACAGCAGAAGGCTCAAGATCCTGTGGTGCAGATGCAGCAAGCCGAGCTACAGATAAAACAACAAGAAGTGCAGCGTAAAGCAGCTAAAGATCAGGCAGATGCTCAGTTCAAGCAACAAGAGCTACAACTAAAATCGCAGAAAAACCAAGCTGATGCTATGATTGATGCGAAACAACTTGAGTTAGACCAGCAAGAACTGCAAATAGATGCACAGAAAGCAGGTGCTAAATTAGCTGCTGACAGACGAAAAGATAATACCAAATTAGACTTAGATCTGTTAAAAACCATTAAAGATTCAAATAGGACTCAATAGTGGCAAAAACCGTCTTAGACGTGCTTATGGAAAAAATCGAAGACGATAAATCTTCTGCAATACAATTTCTAACTGTAGGGAGTGCTAAGGACTTCGCTTCCTACAAAGAAACTACAGGCTTAATTCGGGGTCTTGAAGCCTGTCAGCGATACATAGAAGACCTCTCGCGCAATCTGGAGTACGAAGATGACTGATGCTGCACAAGCAACTGTTACCGATGAAGAGTTTGAAGCGCAGCTACCTGTGCCCGTTGGGTATAAGGTGTTAGTTGCAATGCCGTATGTTGAGGATACCTTTGAAGGTACCGACTTACTTAAATCTGTGACTACGAAAACACATGAGCAAGTAATGTCTATCATAGGACTTGTGGTGGATATGGGCGAGCAAGCCTATTCTGACTCTGACCGCTTTCCTGATGGCCCTTGGTGTAAACAAGGTGATTATGTGATGTTTCGTGCTAATACCGGCACTAGGTTTTCCATAGACGGTTCGGAGTATCGTTTAATGAATGACGATTCCATTGAAGCAGTTGTGCCAGATCCGCGTGGCGTAGAAAGGGTATAGGAGTAAGTAATGGCGTATCAGAAAGTTGAGTTCTCTTTCCCTGACCCAGACCAAGAAGAGGCTGCACTAGAAGTGGAACAGTCGAATGAAGTCGAAATTGATCTGTCTGGCAAGAAAACAGCAGATGATTATAGGGAACCAGAACCCGTTGTAGAGGCGAAGGAAGAACCCTCCCTTGACATCGAAGTTGTCGATGACACCCCAAAAGCTGACAGGAACCGCAAACCTTCAGAGCCTCCAAGCGATGTTACTGAAGATGAATTAGCGGATTACTCTGAGAAAGTTCAGCAACGCATAAAGCACTTTAGTAAAGGCTATCACGACGAGCGCCGTGCTAAAGAGCAGGCACAACGAGAGCGTGAGGAGCTTGAGCGGTTAGCTCAGAAACTTGTAGATGAAAACAAGGAACTGAAGAGCAATGTCACGAAGAACCAAGAAGCGTTATTAGATCAAGCTAAAAAAGCTGTTGCCGCAGAGCTTTTGCAGGCAAAGCAAGTCTATAAAGACGCCTATGAGTCGGGTGAAGCAGACAAGGTTATTGAAGCGCAAGAGACCTTAACTTCTGCTAAGCTGAAGTCAGAACGTCTAAACAACTTCAAGGTACCGGCTTTACAAGAAGAAGAAACTTCGGTACAAGATGCTACAACTACCGCGCAGCAGCCGTATGATGCTCGCGCAGAAGAATGGAGAGCAAATAATTCTTGGTTTGACCAAGATGAAGAAATGACAAGTTTAGCTGTGGGCCTACATCATAAGCTGGTAAGGCAAGGTGTAGATCCCAGAAGCGACGAATACTATGAGCGGATTGACGCTCGTATGCGAGAGGTGTTTCCTGAAGAATTTGAGGATTCATCTCAACAAGTAGAAGAGAAACCCAAGCCAAGGTCGAATGTGGTTGCCCCCGCTACGCGGAGCACAGCACCTAAAAAGGTCACATTAACGCAGACACAGGTAGCCTTAGCAAAAAGATTGGGAGTTCCACTCGAAGAATACGCCAGACAGGTTGCACAAGAAATGAGGAACGGATAATGGCTGAGAATAGAATCAAGAGAGATCACGCTACTCGTGAGACGGGTACTCGTAGACGTTCGTGGGCACGACCAGAGGTATTGCCTTCTCCAGAAGAACAAGACGGGTATGTATTTCGCTGGATACGTGTGTCTACTCAAGGTCAAACGGATGCTACTAACGTTTCCTCTAAATTACGCGAGGGTTGGGAACCCGTAAAAGCTGAAGACCACCCAGAGTACGCATTAGTCGATATTGAGAACGAAAAGTTCGCTGACAATGTAATGATGGGCGGGTTACTGCTTTGTAAAGCTCCAAAAGAAATGGTTGAGGAACGTAATGGATATTACGAACACCAAACTAAGTCTCAGATGGAGTCGGTGGATAACAACCTCATGCGCGAAAACGATCCTCGTATGCCTTTGTTCAACGAGCGCACTTCAAAAGTTACCAATTTTGGTAAAGGAACCTAAATTTTTGTTAAGAGGTTAACATGGCTTATCCAACAGTTGACGCCCCTTATGGGCTAAAGCCGGTAAAGCTGCTTAGTGGTGTTCCATACGTAGGTACTACTCGTCAATACAGTATAGCTAGTGGCTATGCTACGAGTATCTTCTATGGCGATGCTGTTAAGCTCGTTACCGGAGGCACTGTTGAACGTGACACGTTCGATGCTGCCATGACTCCAATTGGAGTCTTCATGGGTGTAACTTACACCGATCCTAGTACGGAACAGTTGACTTTCAAGCAATACTATCCGGCCAGCACCGTTGCTTCAGATATTAAAGCATACGTGTGTGACGCTACTGACGTATTGTTCAAAGCCGCTGTTGTATCGTCTGGCACCACCATTGGTGATTTAGCTATCACTGATATTGGCGCTAACGTAGCTGGAGTAGACAACACCGGAAGCACCGTAACAGGTAATTCCGCAAGTGCTATCTCAGATACGTCTGCTACCACTAATACACTTCCTTTCCGCATTGTAGCCTTGGTTGAAGAGACCAAGAACTCTTCTGGCGGATTCACGGAAGCGTATGTCAAGTGGAATGCAGGACATGCATTCGATAATACCACTGGCGTTTAAGGAGTAAGGTAAAATGGCAATTTCTCGCGCCCAGCTACTGAAAGAACTCCTGCCCGGACTGAACGCATTGTTTGGTATGGAGTACGCAAAATATGGTGAAGAGCACTCGGAGATTTTTGAATCAGAAACCTCTGATCGTTCTTTTGAAGAAGAAACTAAGCTGTCAGGCTTCTCTGCCGCACCCGTTAAAGACGAAGGTGCTGCGATTGAGTATGACAACGCACAAGAAGCATTCACTGCTCGTTATACGCACGAGACCGTGGCTATGGGCTTTTCGATCACTGAGGAAGCAATTGAAGATAATCTCTACGATTCGCTCTCTGCACGTTATACGAAAGCTCTAGCACGCGCTATGGCGTACACCAAGCAAGTGAAAGCCGCTGCTGTACTTAACAACGCATTTGCTGCGGGCACCACTTATGGTGATGGACAGACTTTATGTTCAACCGCACACCCGCTTGTTTCTGGTGGCACCAACTCAAACCGTCCAGCCACTGCCGCTGACCTTAACGAGACTTCATTAGAAGCCGCCGTTATTCAGATCGCAGGTTGGACTGATGAGCGCGGCCTGCTGATTGCAGCACGTCCTACTAAGCTGATTATCCCGCCGAACCTACAGTTCGTAGCAACTCGTTTGCTTGAAACTGAAGGTCGCGTTGGAACGGCTGACAACGATTTGAACGCACTGCGTAATAACGGCTCTATTCCGGGCGGTTATGCGATCAATCATTATCTGACTGATACTGATGCGTTCTTCTTGATGACTGACGTGCCGAACGGCTTGAAGCATTTTGTACGTACTCCGATGGCTACATCTATGGATGCAGACTTCGATACGGGCAATTCGCGCTATAAAGCTCGTGAGCGATACAGCTTCGGCGTAAGTGATCCGTTAGGAATTTTCGGTTCACCCGGAGCGTAATACGCTACACAAAGAAGGGGGCACTTGTTGCCCCTTTTCTTTTTCTGCTGTATAAAACAACTATCCCTGACAGGTGCATCCCGCATCTGACACTAGCCACGACAGGAGATGACAATGGCTACTACTACGTTTAACGGCCCCGTCCGTTCAGAGAACGGTTTTCAAATGGTTTCTAAAAATGCCACTACTGGCACTATCACCGTAACTAGCGGCGATAAGATGTCTGTAGAGGCTGTAGGCAGCGCAGGTATTGAAGGCACTGCCGCTGTGTATGTTACTCAGGTGAATCGCTTAAAGAGCGACGTAACCACCAACGTTAATATCGTTAAAACTACGATTATGATTGACCTTACTGGCCTAAAAGATGGCGGTACGGCTGGCGACATTATCGGTAAGGATGGCTCTGGTGTTGCGTACATCGGGCAGGTCACAACTGCTAACCAAGGCGTTGTTTTTGGTGTAACCATGACTTGTGTTGAAACACCTGCTGGCGGTAGCACAGACATTGATCTGTACTCAGCAACTGAAGGCACTGGTGTGAACGACACTGCAATTGGTGACTTGACTGAAACTCAGATCATCAATGCTGGCGCAGCTTCTGCTGGTACTATGGTTGCTGGTGGTGATATTGCTGCTGACCAATACCTGTATCTAGTTAGCCAAGGCACTGGCGATGCAGCCTACACTGCCGGACGTTTTCTTATTGAAATCACAGGCTATGACGTAGCGTCTTAGTAGGAGTCTGACATGGCTGATGCAGTAGCTTCCCAAACAATAGTTGATGGGCCGTCCCATGTAGCTATTAAATTTACAAACATCTCTGATGGCACTGGCGAAGATGCCGTGACTAAAGTAGATGTTAGTGCGCTAGAAGCAGATTCACGCACTGGGTTGTCTTGCACTGACGTTAACATAGAGCGTGTATGGTGGCAGTGCATTGGCATGAAGGTTCGTATTTTGTTTGACGCAGATACAGATGTCATGGCGATAGAGTTAGGTGAGAACCAAAGCGGCGACCACGACTACTCTAAGTTTGGTGGTTTGGTAAACAACGCAGGAACCGGCAAGACAGGGGACGTAAAGTTCACCACAGTCGGTGCTAGCAGTGGTGATACCTACACCGTAATTTTGTATATGCGTAAGAAGTTTGGCTAATAACCTTGCGTAGTTATTACAAAAAGAAAGCTGATAGCTGCCCTTCGTTTAAGAAGGGTGGTATGGCTGGTAT